CTAAGTTTTCCTTTAGTCAATAGATAATCATCTTGATTAGAATATTGAGTAAAGTTAAATTCATCAGGAGTTGACTGATAATTATCACCTAAGAGATAAGGGAATATTGGTAATTTGAAACTATTGAATTGACCACCCTGTTCAGCACCAGAATTACTAATAGTTGCGAAATATGCATAGACTCCATTTGGATATTGTGGAGTAATACAGAATCTTCCATTATTGGCATCTAAAACAGTTTCATCAGTTTTTTCTTTATATGTAAAATCTTCTACAAAGAATCCTGGACCAAAGACAGTTAATGGTGGTCTATTTTCTTTACTTGCTGATTCTTCAACATAACCAGATTTCATCTGAGTTACAGATCCACCTTCTTTCTTAACATAACCATAAGGACCATAAATTGGATTTCCATCATATGCCCAACCAATTATTGGAGAATGATCTGGAGACTCTATTTCCTGCCCGTTAACACGTTTTAAGTCTGGTTGACCATATAATGACACTCCCTCTTGATTCGTCGCATACATACCCTCTCTGAGCTTTCTGGGAGCATATAAATGTGTATACTGAAGACCATATCCTCTATTCAATCCATTTACAATAATTCCATCATCAGATGTTATTTGTTCACCTTGATAATACTTTTCAAATAAATTCACAGTCCATTGCTGAACATTACTACGAAGTTTTACTTCAGATCCAGGTGAAAGAACTGTAATAGATGTAGTTGATGTTCCATATCCAGCTCCTTTATTAAGAACCTTTACTTCTTCTAAAAGATAAGTGGCAGTAGTTCCAACTCCCACAGTTTTTAAAATAGGAGTTAATACAGCACCAAAACCAGGTCCATTTATTTGAAGATCGGGAGGAGCAATATAATCTTTACCTTTATACTTAACATAAACTTCAGTAATAGATCCACCATTAACAATAGGTATAACTTCAGCTCCAGTGCCAGCAGATAAACTTACATCAGGTTCTCTATCAAAATTAATAACTTCAGAAGATCCATATCCTACTCCTTTATCAATTAAATGAATAGATGTAACTTCCCCTCTGAATATTGGTTGAATTTGAGCCTCAAAAGTTTCTGTTCCTACAGATGTTACTCCTACCTTTCCTGTTAATGAAACATCAATGGGAGGATAATTAAATTGATGAGTTCCTACTCCAATATAAGTCAAATCACGGAATTGTTTAGTTCTATAATAGAAATCTTTAGCAGTAGTTCCTACACCAACACTTGTTAATTTAAAATTATCTTTATCTACAAAACAAACATAATAATCAGTAGCAGTTGCTAATCCTGTAATAGGTGTTCCTGTACAAGTATAATTAATAATTTCTCCATTCTTATAGTCATGGTTTTGAACGTTTATTTGATCTGAAGATGTATTAATTCCTGCAGGTTGAACCGTTCTCTTTTTATTTTCATAACCAGATCCAGATGTAAGTACATTAATAGACTCAACAATAGATTTTGTATTATAAGACTTTATAAACTGTACACCATCACCACGAGCAGTAAGAACAGCAGTTTGAATTCCTGCTAAAGCACCTGCTTCTGTGGTATGGAGTCTTATTACAGTTCCACCAGTTCCAACTACAGAAGCATAGTAACTTGCATCACTTGTTAGACCAGCAATTATACTTTGTCCTTTAGTGTCATAAATTACTCTCTCACCATTGGCAAATTTATGATAAGTTGAAAATCCAATTGTAGATGGCAAATCTCCTGTTGTCCCCAATCCAACTTTACTGGAATTAGAGAAGAAAGAGACAGAATGTGATATTGACTGCATGTTTACACCAACAGTCGCACCCTTACCATTTCCACCAGTAATGGTTACTACAGGAGTTTCTTCATATCCAAATCCAGCATCTATAAGTCTTATATCCTGTAACGTTCCTTTAATTGCAACACATCCTGTAGCACCTGTTCCAACAGCATCAGCAATTCTAGCAATAGGAGGATTTATTACATCATATCCTTTACCTCCACCAAGAACATCTATTCCTGTAATTTCACCATAATTAATTTTATCATAAGATTTATAATTTAAAATTTCTACACCATTTGCCAAAATACCAGTAGTACCTGGAGTAGTTTCATATATGGTTCCAGTATTAATTGGTGGATTAATTGATCTTACAAGTTTTTGTGATTTTAAAGTTTCTTCATGAAAACTAAATGGTTCAATTCTATTATCTGTTACAATTCCTACATTATCAAGAGATACATAATTTTCAAAATAAAGATCAGATCTACTTTTTGCAAGTTTAATACTATTTGCATCTACTCGTTTAACAAAATAAAGACCTTCTGAATTTGGAAATAGTTCAGACTTAATAACAAAATTATCTAATTTTGTACCACTAGTAGTGTCCACATAAATTTCATTGATTATCTGTGGTGTATAGTAAATTGCATCTCCAGTATAATAACCGTGGTCAAAAATAGGTACACCAACAGGAGTAGTAGCATCTGCAATTATGTTAAAAGTGTCTCCCTCAAAACTTCCATTAAAGATAATTCTATTAGCATTAACACCCAAAGAGGAACTATCATATGATGGAATAGATGGGGATGTAATTAAAAGTTTATCCTCTGCTCTCTCCTTATAAACGTTCTGTACATCACTAGAAAATACAGATGCTTCAGGGAAGTTTAATGCATTTACTTTTGCAATTTTTCTTTCAATAATATAAGGATTATCTTCAAGATAACGAGTAACGTCAATTTCTCCTTGTTCTTTCATAATGAAAGATTTAGAAGAAGTTATTTGACTTATAAGAGAAGGTGGATAAGCAGTTCTTGCATCTGCAGATCTAGAAAGAACAGCTCTATCTCCTACTTTGAATCCATGATCAACGTCAGTAAAGACTTCATAAGTAAAGTCTGAAACGTCAATTAATCCCAACTGTTTTACTTTATATGTTGGTGAAATATTATAGAACCAATTGGATAATCGGTAATCAGTATTACCTATTCCCAAAGATTTAATTTTTATACTATCCCCACTTCCATAAAGACAACTTGCTCTATCATATTCTAAATTATGAACAACAGAAGTAATTCTAACTTCAATAGTTTCATCTGGATTAATTACTGATTGTCCATATGCAAAAGTATTAATACCAACTGATTCTGCACTTGTAATAGTTTTACCAATTCCACTTAAACCAAAAAATTGAGTTAAGTTTTTGGATGTATATGAACTTACTCCTACACTACCATCAATATATCTCCAATGGAGTTCTCCATCTGTTGCAAACCCAACTGTTGAGTCAACATCAAATGTAGTAGCTCCTGCTGACACTGCACCAACTATTCTAGTTCTAGGATGAGTGTTAAATGTACCATAAGTAGCACCTTCAACCCTAGAGTCTCTATTATAACCAGCATCTACACTAAACTTATAGAACGTCTCTCCAACACCCACTGCAATCTTTTCTACGTGGGTTATAGGAGCATATGCTTTCTCTAAGTCAGAACCTTTATATTCATCTTGGAATAAAGTAGATAACTCCAAGTTCATTGGATCACCTACAATAGGTTCTACTACAAAATCTCTTGTAATTTTATAGTTAGCATTGGATGGTGTAAAAAGGAAATCACGGGGTCTAATGATATTAACTTTTTCGTTATATAATGCTTTAAATAAAATTTCAAAACCTCTATCAGTACCTTTACTTAAATAAAAGTCTTTTGATTGTTTTAGAAAAACTTCTTGATTTAATTTGTCTGTAAGTTGTCTTCCTTCTAAACCTGGTGTAATTTGATGCTTTGTTTTAGTTAAAAAATCTTTAAGGAAGAGACAACTTAAATTTTCTATGGTAGATCCTTTAGCATGTTGTTCTGCCGTTGTAGATTCAAAAACTAATTCTTCAGCATTAGTGGGACTTCTATAAGAAGTGATACCACTAAATCCTCTAACACATCCTGTAAATCCAAAAGTAGTTATTCCAGTATAAGTAATGATTTCATCATTAATCTTCAACAATCCATAAGAATCTGGAAATCCCAAAGTTCCTGTTGGGAAATTCTGCATATCAATATCAATTGCATCACTCGCAATTCCAACTGTCGCACCTAATCCAACAGAATATGTAAGATTAGTAAGATTATCTATTTTTACATATTGATCAATATTATTAACTAAATCAAGAGGACCACCTTGATATTCTTGTCCTTGGTAATATGACTTTAAAAACTCTGCGACTAAAGGATAATCGGACTGTACATATCCAGGAAGCTGGTTCTGAACTATGTTACTAAACTTAACTCTTTTTGATGTCATTGGATATTTCTATTATCTTAGTAAGATGAACCAGCAGATGATGTGCTGCCAGAGAATGATGAAGGAGTAGTTGCACTGCTACCACTAGTGCTAGGTACAGAAGATGTATTAGTGGTTGTTATATCACTATTACGTCCTCCTGCACGAACTAAAATACCATTCGCATAACTTGAAGAAGTAATATAATTGGAACCTGATGGATCTAACCCAGAAGCAATCTCATCCACAACCGTTTCAAATAAACTGTTACTAATATCTAGTTGCAAATAAAGATCCTGTAATCCAATAACATCATTGGAAAGAGGACATGCTGAAATTTCAATAATTGTTTGACCATCTTTGATCATTCCAGATTGAACGTTAATTGGGTTAATAGTAATAACTCCACTTGTATAATCAATGTTTCCAACATTCCTCCTTATAATAGTAGGGGATTGTGACTCTATAGAGGGAAGTGTGAATAAAAATAGTGATCCATTTAACCTATTAGTATTTGGTAAATCAGAAATATACACATCATCCATTACTCCTGCTATTCTAAATGCAGATGATTTAATATTATATCCACTCATGCTCTTAATATGAAATGCGTTTCCAAAACCAATTTGATATTCTGCAAAAGCATTTAAGACTGCTCTAATATCTCTTCTTATGTAAACAGTCGTAATATTAGAAGTTATTGATTCATTACTTTGATCAATAATATTTAAAAACTTACTATACTTAAATCTAGCACCATATTTGTTCATGTCTGATGATTCAGCATATTTTTCAGCATTATTTTGTACTAATGTAGAAACATATGCAGCATCAGGAGCAAGATTGGTGTTATAATATATTTTTGTATTAATTTCAAGGTAAAGATACTTCAAATCAAGTATTTCTGGTACAATTCCTGCTACCGAGTACTTCTTTAACTTCAATTTTATCTTTTCTTTGATCAAACTTGGTAAAAAGTCACCAGTTCTTGGTTTTATGCTAATAAAGACCTTTCCAAATTGAGGAGGAATCAAATCTTCACCTCCAAAAACTGAAATTGACTCAGTTTCGGGATAAATCCTTGCTGGAATCAAAGATTCGTAGTCATTTGACGTAACTGCTCTATTTTGAGACGAATAAATCCTTGGAGCAAACTTTCTAACCGACTCTACAGACTCAATTGTCTCTCCACCCGATGCAGAGAGTCCAGTAGTCATTAAAGAGATGCCAGCACTGATAGTATAAGTGGAAGCATTACGTGTATACTCAATTCTACCTGCAAAATTGAAGGAACTTAGTCCATTTGCAGAATCTCCAGAAGAAGTAATGTAATTTATGGTTATAAAGTTACCATCTTCAAGTTCTTTTCCAAAAATCCCATCTCCGAAGAATATTTGATATCTCTCATCTTCAATTTCTTGTAAATAATAAACTTTTGAGTCAGATTTTACATCAAAAAGACTATTTTGAACACTATATTTTGTTTCTGTGGTAGATGCTTCGTTTGGACGTACAGAAACTGTGATTAAATCTGTATCAACTCCAATATTTGGTAAAATAAATTTCTGATTTGGTATTCTGGATGAATATGTAAAGGTTTGTGTCAATAATGTACCTTCAAAAACCTCAACATCGTTAAATTCTGCGATTCCGTTAAAAACTGGAACCGTAATATCACTTAAAATTGAAAAAACAAATGATTGACCACCAAAAGCACTTGAGGATGCTGCCACAGGACCCTTCTTAAGGGTTAATGTAGCAGGTGCAGGGTTAATTCCACTCGTATTTACAAAGAACGATACAGTTGCTCTTGCTGCTTGTCTGGGACGGGGTACATAACCTATATTTCTTGCTAATGAAACGATATTTTCTCTTAACGTTGCAGTATCAATGAACACCTCATTGGTGATCATGTTCGCATTATAAGAAGTAATGTAAGTATTGTATGCCAGAACATCTAAAAGCGTTGAAAGGTTAGATCCCT